ATGCCCACTTTCAATTCTTTTTACCCGAAGAAGGTTTAGAATTAATTCCAACTCATTACCGACCAATCTTTGATCAAGCAGTTCGATCAGGTATTTTAAAGATTACCGAAGGCAATGTTATGGATGATCGAGAAATATCTGAATACATAAAACAACAAGCTACACTTTATAATGTCAAAGAAGTAGGGTATGATGCTTATAACGCCGCTTCTTTAGTAGCAAGATTGTATGATTACAGTATTCCTGTCAAAAAAGTAGGACAAGGGATGGCCGTTTTAAATAACCCGTCAAAGCATACTGAAAAATTAATTATGCAACATCAAATAAAACATAGTGGCAATCCATTTCTTGGATGGCAATTAGGCAATTGCGAAGTCTATGAAGATGTAAATGGAAATATCAAAATAAGAAAGAATGAAGCTGATAAATCAGCAAAGGTTGATGGTATAATAGCGCTAATCATCGCTATGCATTGCTCATTAGACAATCCATTCGTTTCAAGCTCGTTTGGGTTTAGAAGCATTTAAAGGAAAAATATGGCTATAACGGATATTTTCAAAAGAAAGTCAAACAAAAACGCCCAAGAAAGTAATACCCTATTTGGCCAAACTGCGTTAGGAAACAACATCTTACGCAATGTTTCAGGGCAAAAACAACAATCAAATAACCAATTATTATATGTAACTACAAGCTCTGTTAATACAGCAGGCCGAGTAGTTGATATGTCAATGTTAAGCCGTAACTCGACTGTTATGGCCTGTGTTAATGCAAAAGCAAGAGCATTGGCTCAATTACCAATTAAGATTATGGCTTATGATGAAAATGGTAAATTAGTTGATGCCGTAACCGATTCTAAAGTTTCAGCAAGAGATAAAGCTAAAGCAAAAGCCGTTTATAACTTGCTTACTAATCCAAATAATTATCAATCTGCATACGAATTTTGGTATCAATGGTCAATGTGGTATGACCTATCAGGCGAAACTTTTACTGCTTTATGGCGCAAGGAACAAACTAATCCTACGCTAACCCCAATGGAAATGTATCTTTTAGATTCAACCTTAATAACCGCTCAAATAACACCGACTAGATATCCGACCTATCGCTTATCTACATCGACATATGGATTCAATAAGGATGAGCCATTAGAATATTTCCAAGTTATTCATGCAAGTGAAATGGCTTGGCAAGGTAGCGCAGGCTTTAATAAAGGAATTTTGGCTACCGAACTTGTATCATTAGATCAAGATATTGACCTCTATTCAAACTTTATTATGCTTAATGGTGCTAAACCAAGTGGAATGTTTGTTACAGATCAAGTTATTCCTGATTCTAAATTTAAAGAAATTGCGGCACGATTAAAAGAAGCATGGTCATCATTAACAGGATCATCATCAACTGATTTGTCTAAACCAGGTCAAGGAATGTTATTAGATAACGGCATGAAATATATGCCATTAGATATGCTAACACTTCAAGATGCTGATGCGCGTGCATTAAAACAACAAACAATGAAGCGTATATGCGGATTGTTTGGCGTGCCACCTGCAATGATTGGAATTGAGGAAGGTAAATACAATAATACTCAAACTATGCTAGATGAATTCTATAAATCAACAATGTTGCCTGTCATTACTAATATTCAACAAAAATTTAAAACTTCATTACTTGCAGGTTATCCAAACTTATGCATTGAATTCCAAACTCAAGACTTTTTAAAAGGTGCGCCACTAGACCAAATGAATTACGCCGTAGCAGGTGTGAATAATGGTATAATGACACCTAATGAAGCGCGCGAATATCTTGGTAAACAAAATATGGATGGCGCAGACGAATTAAAAGATACATCAAAACAAGCTAAACCTATTAGCGGCACTTCACCTCAAGATACAGGTGGCGGTGGCAACACTTCTAGCGTTGGCAAAACAGGTCAGGCGGGAAAAGCCTAATGACATTAAAAGAGTTGCTCGATAAATTAACCCAACAGGCTAAAAAGAGAAAACCTCAACCTGTTGAAACTAACGGAATGAAAAAAAAGGGAGTGCCAATCAATGATTAACAAATCAAATTTCGAAAAGTTCTTTTTCGAATCAAAAGTTGCATTAGGTATTAAATCTGATGAAGCTACGCAAGATAGTGGCGTTATTGAAGCTACTGTAACGACTTGGGGCGCTAGAGAAGGTGCTGATGGCCGTAAATTTAATTATAAGCCTGAAGGTTTTGCACAATGGGCTGATGAGTTTGCTAAAGAAGGCAAACCGCTCCCAATGTATTTCCAACATAACGATATGTCCATGCCTGTCGGCGAGTGGCAAGAGTTTATCTTCACGAATGAAGGTATGGATGCAAAAGGCCGTTTATTTACTAATACAACTGCGGGTAAAGACCTTTATACAATTATGAAAGAATCACCAAACATGGTTGGCGGTGTTTCTGTTGGCGCTTATGCTGACGAATATTGTATGACAGATAAAGAAGGCAATATGATGGATATGGATTCCGATGAGGAAGGTTATTTCCAAATTACTAAAGGCGGTTTAAGAGAAGTTTCAATTGTTATGCAACCAAACAATCTTGAATGCAATATTTCGAAATTAGAATCATGCTTCCGCGAGGATGGAACGCTTGATTTAAAACTAATCGAGAAGGCATTGCGTGATGCAAAACTTTCAAGAAAAGATGCGACCACCGCATCTTCAATTTTCAAACAAATTTTAGCAACTCGTGATGAGCCTAAAGTTGAAGTTGAAAAAGCACCTATTCAGAGTGATGCTGATGCGGTGGTAAATGAGGAAGATCAATTACTCAAAGCTTTTGAGGAAAGAGAACTACTCAAAAAACTTAACAATCGTTTAAAAGGATAAATCATGTCAGAAAAAATTATTGAAAAATTAGATGCTATTGAAGCGGCTAATTTAGCAAAAGTTGAAGAGATCACTACTTCAGTTGATGCTAAACTTGCTGAAACAGTAGCTTCATTCGATGAAAAAGTAGCGGCACTTGAAGCTAAAGTTGCTTCAGTTCAAGCTCCTTCAGTCATCAAAACTTACAAATCAATCAGCCAAGAAGTTAATCGTATGGTTAAATCTCAACTTGCTGAATTCGTTAAAGCTGGTGGCCGCAACGAAAAAGAAATTAAACTTTTTGAAGATGCAGGCCAATATAGCGCTTACTTAAAAGAAGCTTCAGCATTAACAGGTTCAGGCGCAGGCGTTGGTGGTAGAACAGCTTATGATCCTGTATTCGTTGCACTCCGTTTAGCAAACCCAATGCGCGGTGTTTCTCGTGCAGTTGCTACTGACGGCGCAACTTATCAATTCAGAGCTAAAACAGGTAACGCTGGTGCTATGTGGGGTTATCCAATCAATAACAACACTTCATCAGGTGCTAACCCAACTACTGAAGCGACAACAATTTGGCAATTAACACTTCAAGATTTAAATACACAGTTCCCAATTAGAACTGCGGCTCTTGATGACATTGATGGCCTAGAATCTAATGTTGTTTCAGATATGTTGTTAGAGTTTTCTCAACAAGAAGCTCTCTCAATGATCCAAAACGATGATCAAGGTGCTACTTCATTACCATATGGTGGTTCAAACGGCTTACGCGGTTTAAATCAATATCCAGGTGCGAATGCATCTTACACAGGTGGAACTACATCACTTTCAGCTTACGGATCATCAGGCACAGGTTCATCAAGCGGCTTGCATGATGTAGCAACTTACGACCAATTAACATCTAACGGCAACGCAGGTGTTAATGAAGTAACTTATGCTGACATTGTTAATTTCATCTATGCTTTACCACAAGAATATTGGACACCAACTGCTAAATTCGTTATCAGCCCACTCATGTTGGCAGGTATTCGTGGTTTAACAGACCAACAAGGTCGCCCAATCTATGTTGATGGTTTAGCTCGTGAAGATGGCATTGTAGGTTCACTATTAGGCTTTGATGTAGTAGTTAATAAATACCTAGATGTGCCATTTATCAATGGTGCGGCTGGCACAGATTCTCTCTATCCAATGTATTTTGGTGATTGGGATCGTTGCCATGCAATCGTTGATCGTTTAAATATGGTTTTACGCCGTTACGATCAAACATTGCCAGGTTCTATTACTTTCTATGGTGAAAAGCGTCTATGCACAAGCGTAGTTAATCCTTTCGCTTTAGTTCGTTATAGATCAACTGATACTGCTACAAAATAGTAGTTAATGTAATCTTGGAAAGGGCGGTAGCAATATCGCCCAATCCTTTAATCAATTTAGGAAATAAAAATGAACACATCTGAAAGAATTTTTAATGGCATTAAACAAGCATTAACTGAAGGTGAAGCTAAAGTTAATTTGTTTGAGGAAGCCCAAGATGTTAAGGAAGCGTCAGCGCTTACAGGTAGCGGTTTAAATATTGGTGGTAAAGTTTACTTTGACGATGCATTCGCGGCACTCCGTTATGCTAATCCTTTCAGACAAGGTTCTCGTCAAATTCAATCCACAAATACTTCTGCGGCTCAATTTGTTGCTAAAACAGGTAACGCGGCTAATTCTACTAACCCTTGGCTTTATGCAGTAACGCCTGATAGCGGTAGCCCTAATATTGCTACTTCTTTTTGGCAACTTCCAACAAGAGTTATAACTGCACAATTACCAATTAGAACTGCGGTTATGTCAGATATTAATGGCCTTGAAACTGCAATTGTGAATGATTTGATGCTCGAATTTAGTCAATTAGAAGCGCAATCTATGGCTACTAATAACGATCAAACAGGCTCATTAACAACATCAACAGGCGGAACGAATGGTTTACGCGGTTTAGTAACTTATTTAACATCCACTTCAGCGGCGGCTTATGGCACTAGCGGAACTGCAATAACTAATGGTATTCATACTATTTTAAAAGAAGAGTTTTCAGCTTCAGCAATTACTTATGACGACATTGTAAATGCGGCTAATTTATTACCTGGTCAATATTGGAGTATGCCAACAACTGCATGGCATTTACATCCATCTTTAATTGCTCAATTGAGAAAATTAAAAGGATCAACAGGTGGCGCACCAATGTTTGTAGAAGTAGGCGATGAAGATGGTGGCGCAATAGCTAATTTATTTGGTTTCCCTGTTATTCCTAATCCATACCTAGACGCACCTGCGGCAGGTAAGATTTCAGGCGTATTAGCAAATTGGGATCAATTCCTAACAATTGCTGATGCAGAGGAAATGAATATTAAACGCTTTGATCAAACTGCACCAGGCTTTGTAACGCTATATGCTGAAAAACGATTAGCATCTACTGTTCGCAATCCGTTTGCAGGTGTCTTTTTAGTAGGGGTTTAATAAATGGCTGATACGCTAGGGCAAGTTCCTTATGCGGCAACTCGCAATCCTTTTAACTATACAAAGGTTGAGCAAATTGCGCGCGATTTAACAACTAATTGGCTAACGCTTGATGAAATTACTAATCAATTAAATTTGTTTGGTGATGAATCACAAGATAGTTATTTAGAAGGTTTAGAAGTAGCGGTAAGAATGCATATTGAGGATTATCTTGGTATGGCAATCTTCCCTACTTCATATCGCGTTTATTACAATGTAAATTCAATCTATGCAAGCCCTGTTTGCCTAGATTTGCCTGAAGTATCTTATAGAGATAACTTTAATTCAGGTGGCGTTGCAATAAATAAAGTTGCTTATTTTAATGGTAATAGCCCAAGCGTTTTAGTTACTTTACCTACAACTGATTATTATTATGATGTTACAGGCAATAAAGTTATTTTGCCTAATGGCACACCTAGCAATATTAGTATGAATAGAACAAGTCCGCTTGTTGTTGAATACACACAAAATCCTAACTTTTTACAAAACTACCCTGTAATTAAACAGGCAGGTTTATTGTTATTAACACACTTATATAATAATCGTGCTGAAACAACTTTATCTAAACTACAAAACATTCCTTATGGAGTGGATGCACTTTTAAGACCATATAAACCACTTGTAATGTGAGAATATAAATGGCCATTAAGCGCTATGAAAATGTGGTTGTTAATGATCTCACCTTTGGAACTGATCTATATGGTGAATATACGACAACCATTGCACCTAAATTTACCACTCGGCCTTTAGTATCCGATGTAAAAAATTCGCTTGCTATTACAGAGCGTTATCGCGTATATCAAGATTTAATTCAATTTACTTTTAACTACACACCTAATTTAAAAGATATTGTGGATAATCAAGATTTATATTCGATTACTTGGCGAGATAAAGATTGGCGTATTACCGATGCCATTGAATCTAACGACAGAATGTCAGTAACCTTAATGTGTTACCGATCCGATCCTACGACAAAGGTTTAATATGGCTTCTCAAATGGATGTAAATGATTATGCAAAAGCCATACAATGGCAGTTAAGTGATATAATATCGCCTATACCTGTTTATGCTAATTTCAATAGAAATTTTGCTACACAGAATGACTTTGTTACATGGCAATTAAGAAATGTTCATCAACCTGTTTATACAGGCCAAACACAAAGTGTTAAAGGTATTGATACACCTACTTTTCAAATAAGTGTATTTTCTACCACGATGGCAAATAGCTTTGAAACTGCTAATGATATTTTGCAAGCGTTACATGGTTATAGCGGAATTTTTGGAAACCCTAGTGGCACAAAATTTCCAATATCTAAAGCTGATGTAGTATGGTTATATAATGGATACGACAATGAGATCAATCTGTTTAATATTTTTATGGATTGCACCTTATACATACCAACATAAGAATTTTTAATTTTTTAATGTGAGGAAATAAATTATGGCACTTCCAAATAAAGTTTTACCAGGTTTTAGCGCAAGTCTTTATTGTCAATCAGGCGCAACACCAACTGCTTTATCAACAGCTAACCTTTCTGTTTATGCTTCAGTATCAGGTATTGCGGTTTCAGCAAACTTATTACCTGTAGAAGCTATCCCAGCTTTTGGTCAAGATGATGCAATGGCAAACTATAATGTTGCAGGTTCTCGTCAATCAGACAAGATTCCTACACAAGCCGCTCCAACATCAATGACAATTACTGCGGCATGGAATCCTTCAGACACTAACCTTCTTTTAATGCGTGCCGATGCTTATAACGGCACTATTGATAGAACTTTTGTGATCTCTGCTACGGATGGCACAAATATTGTTAATTACGCATTTAATGGTCGCGTAGGTCAATTTAGCGTTGATCCTAACCCAACGGCTGAAGCTAAATGCACATTTACAATCCATCCACGCGGCAATCAATATGGTTGGTCAAATAATACTTAATAAGGATTAAAAAATGAAATTATCTGAAGCTATTGAAATATTAACTAGCACCTATCAAAGCCTTGATACAGTAGCTTTGGGTTTGCCTGTTGATGCAAAAGAAGTTGCTGATGCTTTAGCAAAAGCTAATCCTGATAGCGCAGAATATGTTGCTTTACAGGCGCTAGCAAAAGTTAATCCTTATGAAAACACAAAAAAAGAAAAGGTAAAACACAATGACGACACAAATCAAGAATAGCGATGATCTATTAAGTTATTTAGTAAGCCAAGCCAATTCAGGTCAAAAGAATTGGTTTGGTTTTGCTCAACAACGATTAACAGGTATTGCTTTGGCCCATGATATTGCTAAAAATCATGCGGACAAAATGACACCCGAACAAGCCGTTGATTACGCTATTAAACTTAATAATACGATCTATCAAAAAATTATTAAGGCAGAATAATGAGTGTTAAATTTGCCGTCAATGGTTTAAAAGAAACTCTTGATGCTTTTAAAGAATTTCAAGAGCAATTTGGCGATAAAGACGGAAAAAGTAAAGTATTAATACCAGCTGTTAGAGAAGCTATGCAACCTGTTTTGGCTATGGCTAAAGCATTATCACCTAAAGACACAGGCGCATTGGATCGTTCTTTGTATATCACCGCAAGGCGACCTACTAGAAAAGATATGAAGTCAAGATATGTAACTCCAAAAGATTCTGTTATATCGCTTGTTTCATCTCGACCAATTCCAAAAAAATTAAAGCAACAATTCCATGCGCAATATGGAACTTTAAAAGGTAGTGAATATAAAAAGGCCAAAAGAAAGTTTTATAATGAAGCTGGCGTCATGCATGATGCTAGAGCTATTGCTAATGAGTTTGGAACGGCCAAAATGTCAGCCCAACCATTTATGCGCACATCTTTAGAATCACAAGCGCAAGCTGTATCAGCAAGATTAGGCATTTTAATTAAACAAAAAATGGATGCATATAAAGCTAAAAAATTAACAACATAAGGAAAAGATATGAGCAAATTAGGATCAGCACTTGGTAAAAAATACGAGGAAAATAGATTATCGGTATTAACTAGATCGTTTGTATTAGGTGATCATACATTTAAAGTAAGAGTTCCAAGCGTAGCAGAAATAGAAGCTATTTATAATTACTTTAAAAATCCTAATCAAGAAAAAATTGAGCTTGAATATCAAAATATGCTCAAAGAATTTGAAAGCCTTAAAGACAAAGAAGGCGTAGAAGTTAAAGATAACGACATGATTATTGAAGGCAGATCAATAAGAGAAACTGCTACAAATAAACATGTATTGCAACATAGAATAGTTGAATATATAAAATTTCTAATACCTGAAACAGGATCATTAGAAGATATAACTTATGAAGATGTAGAAGCTGAATTTCCATTGTCAGTTCAAATGACATTAGTGGAAAAAATTAACGAGGTTATTAGCCCTGACTATAAAGACATAAAGTCAAAGTAGCAAGCTCGTTAAGAACTCAAGTTAGAGCGGCTATGGTCTTTAACGGGCATACAATACAAGATATAGACGCTTTAGATGAAGCAACCATGAATGAAATAACAGTCATGTTTGCTGATGGGTTGATTGGAAATAGAAGCTTATTAACTATGCAAGGAACTCTCACATCGGGAGTTTTCAATTATTTAAGAGCCAACAATACTTCACCCTATACTCTAAAAAGCGTTTTAGGTAGCGCTTACGATTATATTTATGGTATAGAAAAAACTGATCCTAGCGATTCTTTACTTACATTTATGAGCCAAGCGCCTGACTTTAAAATAGATAGATTTAAAGGTAAGTAATCATGGCAATTATTTCAAGGTTAGCAGTTTTACTTGGGCTTGATGCTGGCGAATTTAATGCCAATCTGGGTAAAGCTAAAGACAAAGTAGAAGGCTTTAGCACAGGCGCTAAATTATCTCTAGTGGCTGTTGGAACTGCTTTTGCCGCAACCGCTCGTGAAGCTATTAATTTTGCTGACAAAATAAATGATGTCGCAAAAGCTAATGATATGTCCGTTCAATCTGTTTTACGAATGGCACAAGCTTTATCAACTAATGGTGGTAATAGTGAAGATGCTGGTAAGCTTATGGCATCATTCGCCAATAAGATTGATGAAGCCGCGCAAGGATCAGAAAAAGCACAAAAAGCATTTTTATCTATTGGCGTATCTTTAAAAGATTTACGACAACTTTCCCCTCAAGAATTATTTGAAAAAACTGTTAAAGCATTAGCTGATGTTGAAGATACAACTAAACGAAATGCTACTGCTATGGATATGTTTGGCCGAGCTATTCGTGGTGTTGATATTAAAGGTATGGCCGATGAATTTGAAAGAACTAAAAATAAATTTAAAGATTCTGATGAAACATTTAAAAGCATAGGTAATTCAGTTGATCGATTAGATAGATTATTTTTACAATTAAAAGTAAATCTTGCCAATTCTCTTGCGCCTGCTTTTGAAGCTTTCACTAAAACTTTAGAAGATTTTTTTAATAAACAAGGCAAGCTTATTGATAGGTTTCAAGAAATTAGAAAAGAAGCAGGTTGGTGGGCGGCTTGGAAAGATAAAGAAGGCTTCCAAAAATATGTAGCTCCAAGCGAAAGAGAATATGGATCAGTTCAAGGTGCAAATATTCCAGGCATTATGTCAGGTATTGGCGGTATAGCCGCACCTAAAAAAGATATTAGAGAAGTTACGGCGGCAAGAGATAAAGAAGCTGAAGCTGAAGCAAAACGACTAAAAGAAGCATTGCAACGACAAGAGGAATTTTACAGAAAAGAAATAATGATTTCTGAAGCTAAAAGGCAAAGATATAAATTAGAATCTGATTTAGTATTTTTAAGTGAAAATGAAAGAAATTTAAAATTAGAGTTATTTGATATTGAACAAAAACGCTTGCAATTAACTTTAGGCGATCAATATGGCCGCAAAATGACACAAGAGCAAGCTAACGAATGGGCGCAAACAGAAATAAATAGAGCAAAACAACAATACGCTATTGCTCAATCACAAAGAACTTTTGAATTTGGTTGGAAAAAAGCTTTTGCTTCTTATATTGATAATGCTACTAATGCCGCTTTATTAGGTGAGCAAGCTTTTGTATCTGTAACACAAAATATGGAAAGTGCTATAGAAAAATTTGTTCAAACAGGTAAATTAAGTTTTAGTGATTTAGCTCGTAGCATTATTAGTGATTTAATTAAAATTCAATTAAAAGCGCAAGCTACAGCTATATTTCAAGGATCAGGTTTAGGTGGATTTTTTAGTTCATTTTTTGGTGGCGGTTCTACACCTGTATTTGGCTCAACTGCTTTTTGGGGTGGAAAAGCTGAAGGTGGTAATGTAAGTTCTAATAATTCATATATGGTTGGTGAGCGTGGCCCTGAATTATTTATTCCTGAAACCGCAGGCACTATTATTCCTAATAATCAATTAAGTTCTAATTTAAGCGGTGGAACTCAAATCGTGTATAATGGCCCTTACATACAAAATATGAGTGCTATTGATACACAATCAGGCATTCAATTTTTAAGTAAAAATAAAGAAACAATTTGGTCAGCTAATCAATCAGCGCAAAGATCATTACCTCAAAGCAGATAATATATGACTACTTTAAACACTATACTTTCTATTGCTGAATCCGTAGGTATTAATGACCAAAAGTTTGTAGGTCAAATGGTTAGTCGTAACCAACGCATATCCACTTCCGAACTTCTTACTGTTCAACCTTTTGCTTTTGAAATGAAGCCAATGAATTATTTGCTTTATTCACAAAATAGACAATTATTGTCAGCATTACGCGTAGCAGATAAAGCTACAGAGCAATATCTTAATTTTGGCTCTACAGGATGGGTAAATTATATTGCTTATCAAGGCGATATGTCATCAGGTCAAATTGGCGCTTGCTCATGGACTTCAGCTTCAGCAAATAAAACTTTAGTATTAGGAAGTTTACCTTCTATTGCATCAAACGCTTATATTGTAAAAACAGGCGATTTTTGCCAAGTAGGTCGATATGCTTATATAGCAACTGCCGATGTTCAAAGAGGATCAGGTTCAACTGTATCTATTCCTGTTCACAGAAATCTTATTGATGCCGTAGTTTCTACTGTTCAATGCGTCATAGGTCAATATGGAACGACTATATCATTGGGTGGCAATTCTTATACAGGGACAACATTTCCTGTTATTTTAAGAGAATATCCAACTTATGCTTTAGTGCCTATGACTAACGATTCATTTATACAATGGTCAGGAACTTTTAAAGCTTTTGAAGATGTCCTATGAATGTTATAACGCCTGTCGATAATACCAATAATATAAGAATGGCGGACTTTGTCCGTATCACTACGCTACAAAATGTTTTAGCAGGTGATCTTGTTATTGGCGTTACATATACTATTAAAAAAGTAGGAACGACTGATTGGACTTCAGTCGGCGCTTCATCCAATACTGTAGGCGTTTCTTTTGTAGCTACAGGCATAGCAGGTGGCAATGGTTATGCTACTGAAGCTCTTATTTATCGTTTCTCTACTGCACCTTCCGAATTAACTATTCCAGCCGTTGATGCTCAACCATTTAATGCTTTAGGCACATTAGTAAAAATTAATGATGTAATACGAGATATTAAATCAACCGCTAATGAAACCACAATTACTATTGTGGGTATTGATACCGCTTTATTAGGATGGATATTAAGTCTTAATGCTAAAGGATCATTAATTGAAATGTGGCATGGATTTTTTAATACTAATGGCGCATTAATAACAACAGGTGGCACAGGCGGCTTATATAAGTTTTTTACAGGCTATGTAAATTCTTATGGTATATCAGAGCAATGGATGGAAGAAATTAGAATGTATGTAGGTGTTATCTCTATTTCAGCGTCTAGCATTCAAATTATTTTACAAAATAGAACGGCTGGAAGATTTACTAATGATAATGCATGGAAGTTTTTTGCGCCTACAGACACATCAATGTTAAGAGTTCCTTTTATTACAAGTATAAATTATCCATTCGGAAAAACACAATGATAAGACAAGCCACAAAATATGATATTACACAATTAACAGAAATGATGAGAATGTTTAGGGATGAAAGCCCTATTCAGCAATACAAAGATATAGATAATCCTGAATACTTTAACAAGTTAGTTAATGGAATAATAGCAGGTCAAGGCGTTATATTTATAGAAGATAATATAGGTTTTATTATGGGATTTATAAGTCCTATCATATGGTGCGATCAAACTTTAGCTATGTATGAATTAGCTTGGTATGTAAAACCTGAATATAGACATAAAACAATAGGGTATAAATTATTAAAAGCTTATATTGATTACGCTAAAGAATTAAAAGCAAAAGGTAGAATTAAACTTTTTACTATAACAAAAATGATTACAAGCCCTGATATTAATTATTCAAGATTTGGTTTTAATAAAATTGAAGAAAATTGGATGCAATGAAAATAATAATTTTTATTATTAACTGCTTATTGTTTTATATATTAAGCGAGCCTTCTTATGCGGCAGGTTCTATTATTGCTAGTGTAATAGCTGGAGCTTTGGGGCTTGGCACTGTAGCAACCGCTGTCATTGGTTTTGGTATTAACATGGTTATATCTTCAGTTATATCAAAAGTTTTTGCACCAAATTTACCTAATTCAACTTCCGTAACTGAAAAAAATCCAGGCAATCCAACAACACTACCAGCCGCAGGCGATAATAAACTTCCTGTTATTTATGGAACTGCATATACAGGCGGCATTATTACAGACCTTTCTATTTCAACTGATAATCAAGATTTATATTATGTAATATCATTATGTGAAGTAACTAATACTGAAACAGGTGGCACGCCTGATACGATTACTTTTGGCAAAATTTATTATGCTGGAAAACTTTGTATATTTAGCATTACACCTGGTCAAACTTATAAAGTAACAGGCCTTCAAGATGAAAGCACAGGTTATATTCAAGATGTTTCAGGATATATAGATATTTATTTATATAGAAATGGATCATATAGTCAAACTAATAGTTCTTTTAATGCTATTCAAGTTATGCAAGCTTCTAATTTAATTTACAAATGGGATAAAGATAAATTAATGACTAATTGCGCTTTTGCAATAGTTCATATTAAATACAATGCAGATAAAAATATTACTGCACTTCAACAATTAAGATTTCAAATTATAAATGCTAGAAAAAAACCAGGTGATTGCTTTTTAGATTATTTTACTTCCACTCGTTATGGAGCCGCTATTCCAATAAGTCAAATTGATACAGCATCATTAACAACACTTAATACTTATTCTGATCAATTAATTAGTTATAAAACTTATTCAGGATTAACTGAAACTATTAAAAGATTTGAATTTAATGGTGTAATAGATACTAACAATAAAATTATGAGCAATGTTCAGTATATGGCTAATTGCTCTGATTGTTTAGTTCGTTACAATGAAATATTAAGTCTTTGGTCTATTGTTACTCAAACGCCTATTTATACAGTAGCTATGAATATTAATAATAGTAATTTAATTTCAACTATTCAAGTAACGCCGATTGATACTTCTAATGCATTTAATATTGTTGAAACTAAATTTCCTGATGGCACGCAAGTTGATTCTTTTGCTTCCGTAACTTATGATCTTTCTGTTATTAAGCCTGAATTACTTTATCCTAATGAGCCTGTTAATAAACAATCTATTTCTTTACCATTAACAAATAATAATGTTCAAGCTCAATATATTACAAATAGGCTTTTAGAAGCCGTTAGAGATGATCTTCAAGTTCAATGCGAAATTAACTATATAGGCTTACAATTAGAAGCGGGCGACATTGTTACAATAACTAATGCTAATTATGGATGGGTGGCTAAATTATTTAGAATAATGAAAGTTACTGAAAAGATTAGCGATTCAGGTCAAGTAACTGCCGCATTAAGTTTATCTGAATTTAATCCTACAGTTTATGATGATAAAAATATTACTGCGTTTGAGGAATCACCAAATACAGGATTGTCAAGCCCAACAATTTTTGGCACAGTTCCAGCGCCTATTATTGGAACTACTTTTTCTAATATTGCCAATCCATCATTTATAGTTAATATTACATCATCTAGCGCTGGCATTATTCAATATGCTGAAGTATGGTATTCTGCTTTTCAATTTCCAACATCAAGTCAATATATATTTGCAGGAACTACTGCGGTTAATGCTAATGGCAATCCTTATACAAATAATATTGCTATGCCTGATGTTCAATTATTTGATATTCCTGCGGGTGATTGGTATTTCTTTGTAAGAATGGTTAATAGTTTAGCTTCAAGTAATTATTCTTTAGCTTCAGCAAAACTTATATGGCGACCAAGAACATTTCAATACACAGACAAATATCTTGCTGTAGCTTATGCAGATAATATAACAGGCACAAGTAACTTTAGTTTTAGCCCTACTAACAGACTTTATTTTGGATTATGTAATCAATCAGGAACTACTGCGTCAACTAATCCTGCTTTATATAATTGGTATTTAGCTGATCCTGCTTTTAGCACAAATGTTTATTTAGCTTATGCTAATCGTCAAAGCCGTAAATTTAGTTTTGATACAGATTTTGCCGCATACGCCGCAGGCACAGGTGCTTTTGTCCCTACAACTGCTATACAATTTAATCCTACAATATGGTCAGCGCTTGATCCAAATGGTTTAAATCCAAACATTATTGATTTAGATCAACCTACAGGCCAAGTTATATCGACAGGAACGACTACAGTTGGCACAGGTCAAGTAGCCATTAATAATACAAATGATGGCAGACTTATTGCATCTTTAGATCAATTTTTAGATTTTGGTGGCGCACCTACATTTACAGGATCAGCCGCAACAATAACAGTTGATATTTATGGGCGAGTTGTTGGATTTACTAGCCCTGATAGTTTCTTTATGACTATTGCCACATTTACAGCTACTTCAGGCCAAACTGTATTTACAGTAACTAGAGCATCATCTTATATTAAAGATCAATGTTTAGTATTTAGAAACGGCTTATTGCAAAATGAATCTTTATATACAGATACAAGTGGCGCTACAGGCACAGTTACTTTTGGCACAGGCGTTACTTTAAATGATGTGATTATTATTATTTCATTTAGAGCTACATCAAGCGGCAATTATTACGATCCTACTCAATTGACAGTTTCAACTGTAGGTGCATCAAGTATTGTTTGGGATATAGCTCAAATGCCGCAACAATTAATTAGAGCAGGTGATTTATTAACATTTAGCAATACAGGCACACCAACTACTTACACAGTTTCTACAGTTAATTATGGCACTCGCACTATTACATTTACAGGTGCTATAACGGCATCTATTGGTAATAAAATTTATACTTACAGGGCTTCAGGATCAAGTTATCCTGTTTTTAGCCGTTGGGAAGCAGATTTAACTAACGCTACAATATACACGCCTACAACATGGGGCTTTCATTCAGGATATGAATTACCATTTATTAATGGCGCAGTTGTTAATGAGCAAGACTTTGATGTTATAAATAATTCTATTACAAATTTTCCTAGCACAACTACAGGAAGATTAGTTATAATACAGTTTAGCGCCAATAATTTAACAACGCCTACAGGCACACCGCAAAATGTCATTACATTTACAGTGAATGGGCAATTTACTTATTCGTTCCCATTTACACCTAGCGCATTAAATATATATGCAAATGGAACTTTATTAAGATCAGGCGTTGATTATACTGAAGGCACAAACAATTATGTTTTAACAACTGCTTACAATAATAATACAACAATTTTATTACAACAAACATACGCTCGCGCAGGGGCGGCATAAGGGGAAATAAATGACACAAGCGTTTAATTTAAGTCAATTTGCTAATAAGGTAAATAGTTCAGGTCAGGCTGATTTAACAACTTCCGTTACAGGCGCTTTGCCCGTAGCTAATGGTGGCACTAATCAAACCACATATACCAATGGTCAATTATTAATTGGCAATAGCACAGGTAATACTTTAACTAAATCTACTTTAACTGCTGGATCAGGCGTTACAATTACTAATGGCGCAGGATCAATTACAATTGCTTCCGCCGCAGGCAATTTACAAACTGAAATTTATACATCACCTGCTACTTGGACTTGCCCTACAACAACAAATAAAGTAAGAGTAATGGTAGTAGGTGGTGGTGGTGGTGGTGGCTCTTACACAAGTCCAAGTATTTCTGGTAGAACTGGTGGCAGAGGGGGATTCGCTTGGGCAGAAGTTCCTGTGTCTGCACCTGTTACAATTACAGTTGGGGCTGGTGGTGCTGGTGCGGCTAATGCGCCTAATGGAGTTTCTGGCGGGGCTGGCGGAACTTCATCTTTTGGGCCAGCTATAAGTGCAACAGGTGGTAGCGGTGGAAATCCAGCTGTAACAAGCACTGATGGAACAGGAACAGTATCGTCCGGGACTACTATAAAAGCAGGAACCTTTAATTCAGTTGTTGGAAATAATACTCCAATAGGATTAATAAGTGGGTCGGTTGTCGTCAGCACAGCCGCACCTGCCGCAATTACATATGCCGTTTCAGGGCCTAATGCGCCATTCCTAGCTGGATCACCTGGGCCTGGTGCGCCTATTGGCATTGCTGGAAGCACTGGAACAGGCGGTGTAAGTGGCGTAGTTATTCTTGAATATATTGCATAACAAAAAGGAAAAAATATGAAAAATGCTTTAATATGCCCTATTCAAAAAGTTTACTTTGAAAATCAAGAAATAGGGGAAAGAATTGCTCAAGTAGAAAATCAAACTTTTGAAGTATCTTTACCTTTATATTGGATACCTTGTGAAGATAATGTAATACCAGATATTTATTATTTTGATAATGATGGCACAATTAAATTAACACCTACAGAGCCTTCTATTGATGTAACGCCATAAAAAAAGGATATGATATGACAATACAAGAAAATTTTAAAAATGATGGATATGTTTATCTTAAAAATTCACTTGATAAACAATATTGTGAAATATTAACTAATGAATTAAAAGAATTAGTAAAATTAAAAAAGACAATAAAAGATAAGCAATGCCCATTATCTGAAGCGGTGCATGGCGCTCAAATATTTGATAATTTACTTGAAGCTATGCTTCCTTATTTTGAGCAACAATCAGGTTTAAAATTATATCCTACTTATTCTTATGCTCGTCTTTATAATCAACAAGGCGAGGAATTAAAAAATCATAGAGATAGACCAGCTTGTGAAATATCTGCCACAATTACATTAGGTTTTAAAGGTGATATATGGCCTATTTATATGGGCGATAATGAAGATAAAACAGTTAATGTAAGTAAAATAGATATGGAAATTGGCGATGCCGTTATGTATCGCGGTTGCGATAAATGGCATTGGCGAGAACCTTATATTGAAGGACAATGGCAAGCTCAAGTATTTTTGCATTATGTAGATCAAAATGGCCCTTATGCTGAATGGAAATATGATAAACGAGAATCATTAGGATTAAGCAAAACTATTCAAAATCAAAATTTTGATGATTGTTATAAAGTTGATAATGCAATTTCTGAAGGGTTTTGTAAAAAACTCATTGAGGAATATGCAAAACCTGAAGTAGAAAAAGAACTTCCTTTTATTGGTAATGGTCGAGATTTAGAAAAAAATATAAATTTAGATATTCGTAATGTTCAAAGATTACAATTACCTATATTTGCAGGCATAGGTGCTACATTAACTGCTATTGGCTTACAAGTTAATCATCAAGTATGGCAATATCATATTACGCATTCAAATCAATCAGAATTTTTAATGTATGACATACATGGCAAATATGAAACTCATGTTGATACTTTTCATCAACATTCAAACGAAACTAGAAAATTAACTGTATTAGCATTTTTAAATGATGATTTTGAAGGCGGTAAATTTTATATACAAAATAGCCATCAAAGATTATATCCTCAACAAACACCTGGCACAGTTATAGTATTCCCATCATTTATGCCACATGGGGTTGAGCCTGTAACAAAAGGTATAAGATATTCTATTGTTACATGGATGGTTGGTGATTATTTTAAATAGTTATGGTAAAATAAACCATTAATAAGATAAGACCATCCGCGCTCTGTAAGCATATAGGCGCGTTATTAACCTAGTGAGGAAAACATGGCTATCTTTAACAAAAATACCCTTGCGCAAGTAAGCGGTTTTGACAATCCAATTATTGCTGGTGAGTTAGTTTATAATCAACAAACTTATTGGAATCTTGTATTCACTTCCAATGATCTTCCTGTTGATTTAACAGGCGCTACTATTTCAGCTTCTATTATTCGTAGACAAGTAAGCAATATTCGCGATAGTCGTTATGGCCTTACTTTTGATATTGCAGACTATACTCCGCCGCCTTCAGCCGTTCCTCTTACTATTACCAATCGAGATGATGCCGCAGGCACATTTACTTTAGTGATTGATGAAGGATCATGGGGTGTTATAGCATCCGATCCGCAATTAGATATTAATGCTGAAAATTGCGTAGGTTTTTCAGGTCGTATTAAAATATCATTCCCTGCCGTTGGATCAACGCCAGCGCAGGATTCAATCATATTCTTATTATTCTTGGTTCGTTCAGATGGCGTAATAAATTAATATGGCTACATTATCAATCACTCCAGCACCATCAAATGAGGTAGCCGTATCAGTTAATTCAACCGATGTAACACTATCTCAAGGCACTACGCTTAATGTTGAAGTAACGCCTACACCTACAACGACAGTCGTTGTTGATCGCGGTGTAACAGGCGCTTCAGGACTATCAGGATATTCGGGCTACAGCGGATTTAGTGGTTATAGTGGCATTGGCACAAGTGGTTTAAGTGGTCAATCAGGATATAGTGGTTATTCAGGTATTTCAGGTTATAGTGGAATAAGTGGATTTTCAGGTATAAGCGGATTTTCAGGATTAGGCATTTCAGGTTATTCGGGATATTCAGGATACAGCGGCGCTCAAGGACAATCAGGCTATAGTGGTAGCGGAGTATCAGGCTATAGCGGTTATAGTGGACAACAAGGTCAAAGTGGATTTAGTGGCATTAGCGGATATAGCGGTATATCAGGCTATTCAGGTATAAATGGTCAAAGTGGTTTTTCAGGTTATAGCGGCATATCAGGCTATTCAGGATCAGGTATAAGCGGTTATTCAGGTTATTCAGGTTATTCAGGTATATCAGGATATTCAGGTAGTGGCATATCAGGTTACAGTGGATATTCAGGTCAAATTGGCCAATCAGGATTTAGTGGCTATAGTGGAATTAATGGAGCTAGTGGACTTTCGGGTTATAGCGGTGCTACAGGCGCAAGCGGAATTAGTGGATATAGTGGATTTAGCGGCCAACAAGGCATAAGCGGTTATTCAGGTATAAATGGATTAAGTGGATATAGTGGTCAAAATGGCGCTAGTGGCATTTCAGGATGGAGTGGAATATCAGGATACAGCGGCGCAGTGGGCGCTACTGGCGCTAGTGGTATTTCAGGATATAGTGGATATAGCGGCATTAACGGCACAAACGGAGCGTCAGGAATATCAGGCTATTCAGGTTATTCAGGATATTCAGGTAGTGGTATTAGTGGATTTAGTGGTTACAGCGGTATTAATGGAGCTAGTGGATATTCAGGTCAAAATGGTGCAAGCGGTATATCAGGCTATAGTGGTTTTAGCGGACAAGTTGGCGCATCAGGTTTAAGTGGCTTTAGTGGCTTTAGCGGCATTAGCGGATATAGCGGACAAGTTGGCGCATCAGGCATATCAGGTTATTCAGGATTTAGTGGTTATAGCGGCACGCCTGGAGCTTCATCTAGCTTTTTTGAATATGATGCAAATACAACATCCATTTCAGGTTATCCAGGCAATGGTTATTTATCTTGGAATAATGCAACTCAAATAAGTGCAACTGCAATTTTTGTTTCGCATTTTACTAGAACTAATGATGATATTGATATTTATTTAGCGTTATTAAAACAAACCGAACAATTTATTATTCAAGATCAAACTTCAAGTGCTAATTCTCAAACTTGGGAAATCAATGGCACGCCTATTCATTATAATCCAGGCACTTCTACTTCTTATTGGGAATATCCTGTAACTTTAATTGCAAGTGTAGGCACAGGAACTACAGGCTTTTCTAATAACCATGATTTAGTTTTTGCGCTTGTTAATGGTGTGTCAGGATTTAGTGGCTATAGCGGCTTTTCAGGCTATAGTGGCTTTAGTGGCGCGCAAGGAGCTAGTGGATTAAGTGGTTATAGTGGCGCTCAAGGTATTGCTGGCATTAGTGGCTATAGTGGATATTCAGGATATTCAGGCCAACAAGGGTTATCAGGATTTAGCGGTATTAATGGCGCTAGTGGAATTAGTGGATATAGTGGAGCTAATGGTGCTAGTGGCATATCAGGATATTCAGGTTACAGTGGAAGCGGCATTAGTGGTTATAGTGGATATTCAGGAATTAATGGAGCTAATGGAGCTTCAGGTATAAGTGGATATTCAGGCTATTCAGGATCAGGAATATCAGGCTATTCAGGTTATAGTGGCGCACAAGGTTTATCAGGTTACAGTGGCATTAATGGTGCAAGTGGTATTAGCGGATTTAGCGGTGCTAATGGTGCGTCAGGAATTAGCGGTTACAGCGGATATAGTGGCGCGCAAGGCATTAGTGGCTTATCAGGATTTAGTGGTGCGCAAGGTTTAAGTGGTTTTAGCGGATATAGTGGAGCTACTGGCGCACAAGGCGTTAGTGGATTGTCAGGATATTCAGGATATTCAGGCGCTCAAGGATTGTCAGGATTTAGCGGTATCAATGGTGCGTCAGGTATATCAGGTTTTAGTGGCACTAATGGAGCTAGTGGAATAAGTGGTTATAGTGGTTATAGCGGTGCTGTAGGCGCTAGTGGCATAAGTGGGTATTCAGGTTATTCAGGCATAAATGGCGCAAATGGCGCTAGTGGTATAAGTGGGTTTAGTGGATATTCGGGTGCTGTAGGTGCGAGCGGTATAAGTGGTTATAGTGGATATTCAGGCGCACAAGGTTTATCGGGTTATAGTGGTATCAATGGTGCGTCAGGTATTAGTGGTTTTAGTGGTGCGCAAGGCGCTTCAGGTATTAGTGGATTTAGTGGAGCTTCAGGTATAAGTGGGTTTAGTGGTGCGCAAGGCGCTTCAGGTATTAGTGGTTTTAGTGGATGGTCAGGTATTTCAGGAACGAATGGAACGAATGGCGCAAGTGGTATTAGTGGATTTAGTGGAGCTTCAGGTATAAGTGGGTTTAGTGGTGCTGTAGGCGCTTCAGGTATAAGTGGGTTTAGTGGTGCTAGTGGCATATCAGGATTTAGTGGATTAGGTTATGCTGGATTAACTTCTACAACTTCAACAACTATTGGCACAGGTTCAAAAGTATTTACTGTAAATCAATCACAAGGCACAAATGCTTTTGCGGTTGGATTGCGAGTAAGAGTTGCATCTTCAGCAACACCATCTAATTTTATGGAAGGCGCAATTACAGCTTATACAACGACATCATTTACAGTCAATGTGGATACAACTGGCGGATCAGGCACTATTGCATCTTGGAATATTGGAATTGCAGGCCAATCAGGAATTTCAGGGTTTAGTGGTATTAGTGGATTTAGTGGCGCACAAGGTGTTTCAGGAATTAGCGGATTTAGTGGAGCGCAGGGCGCTTCAGGAATTAGTGGTTTTTCAGGAACTAATGGAACGAATGGGGCTAGTGGTATTAGTGGCTATTCAGGTTATTCAGGTTCGGGAATTAGCGGTTATAGTGGTTATAGCGGGGCTGGAACTTCAGGTTTTTCAGGTTACAGTGGTTATAGCGGAATTAATGCTACATCAACTACTAGAACTGTTACTGATTTTACTCCAACCAATGGACAAACTACATTTACTGTTTCATATACAGTTGGTTATTTAGATGTATATCGTAATGGTGCTAGATTAGCCGCAAGTGATGTAACTGCAACTAATGGCACTTCATTTACTATTGGCGCTTGTGTTACGACTGATATTGTTCAATCAGTTGCTTATTTTGGTATTAATGTTGGTCAATCGGGCTTTAGCGGTTATTCAGGATTTAGTGGTAGCGGTATTAGTGGCTATTCAGGATTTAGCGGATCAGGCGTATCAGGATTTAGTGGATTTAGTGGTGCGCAAGGATTATCAGGATTTTCAGGTATAAGTGGTTTTAGTGGCCAAGTAGGTGCAATGGGGCCTAAATCATCATTATTAAATTATCCAACTACAGCCGATGTTGATGTTACTTTATTTTATACAACTTTAGCTAGAACTATAACTAAAATTGTTTCGGTGCTTCCATTGGGATCAGCAACGCCAAGCGTATCATTTAATATTAAATATGGCTCTGATCAATCTGCGGCAGGAACGGCGGTAACATCGTCAGCAATTACAACAACAAGCATAAGCACAGGCACATCAACTACAAGCTTTGCTAATCCTAATATTCCCGCAGGTTCTTTTGTTTGGTTGGAAATAACTGCGGTATCAGGCACAGTGCCAGCTTTAGCGGTTACATTAGAATTCTAACATGGCAACTGTATATTATTTAACTAATAAAAATATAGGTATATCTTCTACAATAAATAGAGTTTTAACTCTTGAAAGAGGAACGGGTGTTACAACTACTTCAGGAACTACAATTGCAAGTGGCACTTGGATTAGTTTAGGTTATTGGGCCACAAAACCTCTATTGACATTTACTTTATCAGGTTCGGTATCTTTTAATTTAAGAGGTCAAGAATCTAATGCACAAGCAAACGCTTCTTTAGGCATGCGTATTTATAAATATAGTGCTGGATCATTAAGTGCATCATTGGGGCAGGCTTCAGCTACAGTAGAATTAGGCACTTCAGAAACAGTCGTTACAGCTTCAGTAACACCTACATCAACATCTTTTGTTAATGGTGATATACTTGTTGTTGAAATTGGTATTATAAATATTGGCTCAATGGGTGGTAATAGAAGTGTTGATTTATTTTTTAATGGCACTACTGCCGCCAATTCAGGTGATAGTTATTTTACAATTACAGAAAATACTATTTATCAACAACGAACTCAATTAACAACATAACATGGAATAATATGGATAAAACAATACAAGATGCGTTACCATACTTTAAACAACATGATAAAAATTATTATAGATTTTTATTAACAAATAATTACGAGCGAGCGGTTTTTCTTAAAGGCGATCCCGTATTTCCTAGAGAAGCTACTCGTTATCTTTGGGCTAACCGCAATCTATTAGGTAAAAATATTCTTGAAATAGGTTGCTCAACAGGTTACGGATCACAATTCCTTCCAAATGACATTAATTATCTTGGTTTAGATTATGATCCTATTATTATAGAGGTTGCAAACGAACAGGAATGGGGTTTAAACGCATCTTTTACAAACGCTGATATCAATACCTACCCTTTAGCTCAATATGACACTATTATTGCTTTTGAATTAATTGAGCATATTGATAATGGATTAGAAATAGCACAAAAATTAAAGAAACATTGTAAACGCCTTTTATTAACCACTCCACATAATGAGCCTGTAGGATTTTGGGGTGAGCATCATAAACTTCATGGCTTAAACGAATCACACTTTCCCGATTTTCAATACAATTATATTAATGAGCATGGATTTATTTCAGAAACTTTACCTGAAATTAATGAAAACAATAAATTTAATCTTATGATTATGAGGTGGGATCGTGGCTAATGTTTTATGCTCAATTGCAACTCGCGGTCGTTATCATACGACTTTACCTCTAACGCTTAATGCCGTTATTAATCAAACAAAAAAGGTCGATAAGTTAGTTATTTTTGATGATAATGATGAACCACAAGATATGCGAAATGAATTGGTGTATAGCTATTTTTTTCAAATGCTATCAATCAAAGGCATTAAATGGGAATGGGTTTATGCGCATAAAAAAGGTCAGCATTATATACATCAAATGGCTAATACAATGGGCTATGATTGGGTGTGGCGCGTTGATGATGATGCTATTCCTGAACCTAATGTTTTACAAAATCTTTTTAATTATACTCATAAAAATGTAGGCGCAATAGGCGGTGCAATTTTAACGCCGCCCATTAAACAGGAAGCGATAAAGCCGACAGGTAAAATAGAACTTATTAATAGAGAGCCTAATATTCAATGGTCATTTATTGATAAGGTCAAAGAAGTTGAGCATCTTCATTGTTCTTTTCTTTATCGTGCTGGCGTGCATAATTATCATTTAGGACTTTCAAGAGTAGCACATAGAGAAGAAACTTTATTTACTTATGGGCTATTTAAAAAAGGCTATAAAATTTTAGCCGTTCCTAATGCTAATACTTGGCATTTTAAAAATCCTAATGGTGGTATTAGAAGTGAAACCAATCAGATTCTTTATGGCCAAGATGAAACTGTATTTAATAATTTAATTAATTATAGTGATAAAACTATTGTGATATTAAATGGCGGTATGGGCGATCATATAATATTTAAACGCGTATTACCCGACATTAAAAATCCTGAAATATTTACTTGCTTTCCTGAAATAGTGCCTGGTCGTTCTATTGCTGAAGCTCATGCATTATTTGGTGATCTCGATACATGGAATATTTATATTAAAATGTATCAATGGAAATGGAAAGGTAGTTTAGAAGATGCTTATAGAAAGTTATATTTATGATTATCATTAGCCCATATTCTAAAGCTTTAAAAAGTGGCAAGACTAATGCTAAAAATTATCCTTATTGGAAGGAACTAATTAGACTGATTAAAGAACCAATAGTTCAAGTTGGCATTGAAGGCGAACAACAATTAGTTGATGATTTTAGAAAAAATTTATCACTAGATGAGTTAGGAAAGCTTGTTGATCAATGCAAAACATGGATAAGTTGCGATTCTTTTTTTCAGCATTTTGCATGGGATCGTAAAAAATATGGTATAGTTCTATGGTCGGTTTCTGATCCTTTGATCTTTGGACACCCTGAAAATATAAATTTACTAAAAGATAGAAGTAATTTGGTTGAAAATCAATTTTTATGGTGGGAAGATACACAGCATGATGCAAACAAATTTGTTAATCCTGAAATAGTGATTGAAAGTTTAAATGCAAACTTCCCATGAAACCATTGATGACCTCTTCGATTTTCTACAAAATAAAACAATCAAAAGCGTTGATGTTGATCACTACGATGGTAAAAATTACTTGGTATTTTTATTATCTTGTGGTTCTTATGCTTATATATCTTGCGGCAACAATGATGGTAGCCTTTACTTGGCTATTGAGAAAAATGTTATTAATTAGTAGAAAGTTATTTAAATGAAGCATTTAGATGAAGTAAACGAACACACAAAACATATATTAGATACAGTTTCGGGAGTTACAGTTTTGGGAACTGTTATGAAATTTTTACCAGCTATTGCCGCATTATTATCAATTATTTGGTATTGCATTAGAATTTATGAATGGGCGAGTTCTAAATTTAAAAAATAATGCCCTTAAAAAATAAGAGCAATAGAAAACAATATTTGCGCGATTGGAAATCAAACAATCGAGAAAAAGATATATTTTTACTTGCTAAACATCGTGCCAAATCTAAAGGCATAGAATTCAATATAGAATTATCCGATATAATTATTCCTGAAATATGTCCCATTTTGGGACTGCCGTTAAAAATTACCATTGATAAAAATAGAGATTTAAGCCCAAGTATTGATCGCATAGATAATACAAAAGGTTATATTAAAGGTAATATACAAATTATTTCTTTTAAAGCTAATGCTATGAAATCGACTGCTAATAAAGACGAATTAATTAACTTTTCTAATTGGGTGAGGGAAAACTATGAGTAAATATTCTGAAGCTGGTAAGGGATCAACCAACAAATTGAAACAAAAGAAACAATATGATGATAATTATGATTTAGTGTTTGGCCGCAAGGAAAAGTATTTTGATTCAGACGATGCATCAGATACTTGGGATGAGGATCGTATGGATTTAATTGGCATAAACGGCAATACAGGCGATCATTATATTAAATGATCTTATAATTGATATCATATCGTATCAAATAAAAAAGGGGCAATTAAGCCCCTTCTTTTTTACTAATAACAATCTGTTACTATGATCATTACTTATTCATTACATACATTGTAACTTCAAAGCCAAATCTCATTTCTGTTGCTGATGGAGTTGTCCACATAATATGCCCCTTAAAAGTTAATGTAGGTTTTCACTCTACAAATAGATTATTTCATATTGAATGAAACAAACCATCAGTAAAATCATTAAAATGGTAGATCAGTTTTATCCTCTGCATTACCACCTTGTTTAGGTTGCGGTTCTCTCATAGTAAGCCAGCCGTCAAAATTAACAGGGATACTTTCGATCAAGAGTGAAGTTCCACCTTGTTTATTGCTCATAGCTACACCTACTTTTTGCCATCTAGCTTTTGTTTCGCCATTAGCGTTAGTGTATTCGCCTGTTTTAGCGATTAGATCATGGGTTATTGCCATTTTTAATTTCCTTTAAGTTATTAACAGTAGTTTCTATTTCCTGCAAGAATAAGATCACCTTATCTTCCATTGTTTTTATATATTTATCATCTCGATAAATACGCTTTACGAACCCTTGTAAATGATCAGGCATATCAGGATCATAAGATATAAGGTCGCAAAATTCTCTTTCAGGCATACAGGCTAATTGCCACATTACCTGGTCATAATATTGTTCTAATTGTTTACCACCTGTTAGAATATTATCTAGGTGGTTTTCAGGATTGGGTATTTTGATCTCAATTAAAGAATTATTACCAACTAGGCCGTCAGGTGAGCATTGACCACCTTCAATAGTAGGATGCAAAACAATCGCTACTTGATCTACAAACACATTATGATGGACTTCATACCATGCCCTAGCCATTGGTTCTAAATCAATTCCTCTTTGCATAGCAGGCGTTTTATAGGTATCTAATTTTTTACTTGTCAATCTTTCTCTTATAAGCTCATTTTTATATTTACGGCGTGTTAAAGATTCGCCTGATTTGCCTTCAGTTAAAAGATCAGCCATGCGACTACCACCTATGCGACCTATTCTTAAAGCCATCCATTCGGGTGAGCCTTGCTCTATACCTTTAATAATTCTATCTTCTAATTTCATATAGTTTCCTTGTTTAAATTTAAGTTTCTATAAGTTACGCCGTCATGCCATTGTTGATCTGTTGCATTGTCATACAAAAATATAACTTTATCAGGATGTAGTAATAATGGTTTTTGATCTTTAAAACAAAATGCATATAATAATGGGCATCTTTCAGAGCTATACCATTCCATAAACATTGGAAGCATTTTAATTTCTGAAGCTTTAATATTAGCCGTTCCCTTAACCATTATTAACCCAGCTTTGCCATTATTATTAATATAAAAATCAGGCATATTTCTAATAAAAGTATTAAGGTCATAAAAATTAGGTATAGGATCGTTTTTCTCATCAAACCCTAATCTTCTATAAAAATAACCTTTGGATTGACAATAAGCTTCAAACAATACTTCAGCTATATTTACGATATTATTTCTTTCTTTATAAGAATAAGCCCCATTCATAGTCGAGGGCTTTTAATCTTGCCATATAAAGGGGCTAATATATATTTATTACCTAGCTCTCTTTTAAGGGCTTCTATTCGTGTTTTGCGGGCTTCTACGGCCATTAATTCTTGATCCGAATAGGGTAGCTTCACCCCAAAAAAATTACTGTTTCTTAAGCCGTCAATCATAGTTCCGCCTTTCTTTTATCTTTAGCATCAATCACCATTTTAGATAAAGTGCGATCATTCTTAACTTCACCCATAACAAAATTATAGTTAGCTTGCAACTCTTCTAATGTTTGACTGTCTTTAATTTTTTGAAGATAATCTGCGGCATTGAGAGCGGCTGATTGGCCATCATCATCATCGGCATAAACGGCGCACATAGCAGATAAACTATAACGGCGAATATAAGATATGGCTGATCCTAAACCTTGTGGATCTTGCTTTTGAATAGGGCAGACGGCAGTATCTTCAATCCATTCCCCTGAACTATGGATTAAACGGGTAGTTAAGTGAAGTTTGCCGTCATCGGAAGGACTTAATGATTGAAGTATTGCTATGCCATTATCATTGAGTGGTTTTTTAACCGCATCAATAACTGAATTTATATTGGCATATTTAGATTTGTAGTGAGGATTGGTTGAATCTTTAACGGCAAATTTAATTTCTTTTTGCGCCGACACTAAAGCTTCAGCAATATGTTTAATGCTATCGGAAGTTTTCATCTTATCTTGTCCTTATAAAAGTTTCTAAACGATATTTTCTATTGTAGCATCATAGATGCGTTTAGCCCAACTATTAGTTTCATGGTTGTTATAAACATACTTGGCCATGTCTTTAATAGCTTTATTAAATTCATCACGAATACGGCCTAATTCATCATCTTTAGCATTAAATAAAATGCTATGAATTTTAGTAATAAATGGGCCTGAATTTTCAGCGTCAGCATATAGGTCGCCCCAATTTTGACATTGGAAAGTTAGGTAATATTCAATAAGTTCTTGCATATTCCTAATTTGATCATCATCACCATAAAAATCAGGATCAGGATGATGCAAAGCTTGAATATGTATCTTATTTTCAATTGCAACTTGGTCAGCCATATCAGCTCCCGTAAGTGATTGATTTGTCGTCATATTATACGCTTTTTAAGAATTTGTCTAGTAAAGGATACAATACATACAACCACAAGCCAAAATATGCATATACGGCAATGGCATAAACTACTAATTTCTTATTTTGTGTTGTCATATTATTCCCCTATTTCAGATTGATAAGGATTGCTAATTTGAGTTTGAACATACTCATAGTTATTAGATTGAGTATTAAGTTTTAATTGTGAGTTTGGCATAACAAACTCGTATTGGTCGGCAGTCCAATTATATTTAAGTTTGGCTTCTTTGGGTGCGTAATTCCATTTTTTTTCAACCCAATTATAACGGAGTTTAGCTGGTTCGCCTGCGAATGAAGCGATTGGTAGTGCGATTAATAGTGCGGTTAATAGTTTCATATCGTTTCCTTTTTTGTTGTTACAGGTGCTAATATACCCTTTTTAATATTTGTGTCAATTTTTTTTATGCGCAATCAAGAACACCTGGCACAGTCCTTGCTTATTAAATGGTTTCGGCTTCAGTATCCATTGATGGCTAAATGCCTATTTGCCATCCCAAATGGGGGCGCAAGGCATATAGGAACGGCCATAAAATTAAAGGCTGAAGGGGTTACGGCAGGCGTTTCAGACTTATTCCTTATGATTCCAGCTAATGGCCTACATGGACTATTTATTGAGATGAAAAAAGATAAAAGTGCAAAATTACAACAAAATCAGGCACAGTTTTTAAACCTAGCAGAATCAATGGGTTATGGTGCGGAAGTGGCCTATGGATTTGAGGAAGGGCAAAAAATAATACAAAAATACTTGCAAGATAAATAAATTTAGGTTTATAGTGCGAAAAGCAATACAAGATAAGAGAAAGGAAACTAATTGCATTATTATCAATACAACATCGCGGATTACCGCAAAGATACAAGCCATTTATCACTACTAGAGCATGGTTGTTATCGACAGTTATTAGATCAATATTATTTAGACGAAAAGCCGCTACCTGCGGATGAAGATAAACTTTTTAGATTATTTAATGCGAGGACTGAAGATGAAAAACAAGCTATGCGAAATGTTCTTTTGGACTTTTGGACTAAAACTGAAGCTGGTTATGTTCAAGGAAGGTCAGATCGTGAGATACAAACTTATAAAGAAAGACTTGAAATTGCTAGTCGGGCAGGTCGCAAAAGCGCTGATTTAAGGGCGAATTCCAACGGGCGTTCAACGGGCGTTGAAATAAAATCAACGGGCGTTCAACTAACCACTAACCATAAACCAATAACCAATAACTTAATAACCAATAACCAATACATTTCTAAAGACT